AGTAGCCGATAGAGAACAATTTACCGCTGCGTTGACTCCGACTTGGGCGTCAGGACTACCCGGGTTCAGATCAATGGCGTACACAAGGAGTACCTCTCTTGAAAGAATATCCAAATTCAATTGTACCTGTTCTTCAGCAAAAGTGTTCAGAACGGTTTCAGGTGTAGAACCACTAATAGTGATAATCGCAGAAGTGACAGAGATCCCCTTAGTCATGAGGTGTGCTATCTACATCTAGTGTATAAATAAATCTACTATAATAATATAATATAACCTACCCTAGTCTTGAACATCTGCTACGAAATGTGCAGGTAAAAGGGGCGCAGCCACTTGAATCTGTTACTACATTCGACCCCCTCCCTACGGTTAGTTAATTAACTAAGAGTCCGTGGGTATAACTATGCGGGCAACTAAAACCTTCAGCATCAAGATTGCAACGATAAAACGACTCAAGACCGAGGTATCTTCAGGCTATCGCTCCGCTTTTGTGGACGCTTCCATCATTAATCGATTAGATCAGGGGGAAGAATACAGTATAATTGACATTCCGCCCCGCAATCGGGCTGCTTCTTTGCTTTCTTGCGATGAAGTACCCGATCACATCAAGATTTTGATTAAAGAATGGCTCATGGGTGCGATAGTATGAGTCTACCAGCACCAAAAAAGGACTGTGACGAGTGCAAAGAGCCAATGAAGTATTGTGGAGCGCATGGTAAATCAGATCCCGAGCGATGGATTCAGATCGGAGAGTGTAAGAATAGATTATGTAGATGGTATTTGAAACAAATGCCAATGCACATACTACCGAAAGTGATTGAAGGATGGCGAGATGCCGGTCCTATTGAAGACGGGATGATTGAATGAGCAACCGATATTCAAAAACCGGATTTACAGAGAGAGAAGATGCACGACTTTTGAAGATGGAGATGGCTCTTCTCGATCTTATTGAAGCACGGAATAATAAGGACGATAGCAAAATGGCAATATCAAGATTGTTCGCAGCCCAAGGATATATTTCCGATGCCAGGTATCGCTCAAAACAATGGAAGGAAGCCAAATGACCCAGGTTAAGATGACGAAAAACGCTGTACTGCAACTTTTAGAAGTGCGTGCTTGTATCTCTAAGGCTGTATTTTGATGGCTCTTTGGAAACTTTACCGTTGTGATCGCTGCGGGTTTCATGATATTCTTCACAAGAATGGTAGACCATCGTGCCCTTTTTGTGTAGGATACACAACTTGTAGACGAAAAAGATTAGTTGTCGTCGAATGGATTAATTAATACTCGGACCAGAGTGTGATACTGAAGACTTGTCTCGAATCGTTTTTTGGTTATTTCATCGCTTTGCGAGTTTTAACATGAGCACGACTCATCAGACTCGACATTTTAGATCGAGGATGTTTTCTTTTCAAGGCTTTCATCTGGCGGCCGAATTCTTTGGAGTATTTTGAAACCTTTCTTTTCTTTTTCTTTGGTGGAGATTGAGCGAGAGTTGCCCCTTCACTTTCCCTCTCTGAACTAATCAGGGATCTCAATGCTTCATATTCTTCTAAGGTTAGTGTTACATGTGCCATTCTTATGTCCTCCGTGTTAATGATGCAGTCCACATCGCTAGAGCGACAGCCCTTGCAACTGGGGCTAGTCGTGGATTAAAGATGCTAATCATAGTTGCCTTGCGTGCTAAACGACGGTCGTCAGCCGCAGAACAACCCCCATCAGCACAAGCACGGTCATGGACTTTACAAGCCGAATCAAGTTTACTAAGTGATTTGACCGACCAATCGACTCTCGGATCGCGAGCCGGCAAGGCTCGACCTCCGGTCCAATTTGGTCCGCACCAATTGCCATGAATAGCGACCATCCGGTCACCTTCAAGCAGAGAGTGCTTCCCCTTGTACTAAGGCTGCATAAATATCAGCGGTAACTTTGGCACGAGCGCACCAAACACGCCATTCGCAGCCTTTGGTAGATAGGTTGTTTAGACCTTCAATCTGAACAAAGAAGTCATTTGTACTAATGATGCCTATGTAATCGAGAGCATTAGCAGTCGGGGTTTCAGGACTGACATCTTGGAATGCAACAACACCGCCACGGATTACCTTTTCACCAGCACCTAGAACATTGGTTGAGTTAATCCTTCCAACGGTGTCCCGGGAAGTAGCCGATAGAGAACAATTTACCGCTGCGTTGACTCCGACTTGGGCGTCAGGACTACCCGGGTTCAGATCAATGGCGTACACAAGGAGTACCTCTCTTGAAAGAATATCCAAATTCAATTGTACCTGTTCTTCAGCAAAAGT